AAGACTTGACTAATCGTCAGATATATGAGACTATATTCCCATACAGAACATTCAGTTCCGTAAGAAACCAGAGAAAGAAAATTAAGAAAGCGAATATAAATGAAGATAACTAATATTACATTTCTAGAGGAAGAGGAGAGAAGCATCGCTCCTGTCCCTGCAGGAACTAGTGAGATTGTGAATGATCTCTTCTTGAGAAACCCAAGCGAAACTAGTATGCCGGATATAGATTATGACGTGAGTTCACCAATGGAACTCAAAGAGCACCTTATAGATATGTGGGGAGATGATACAGTAGTGCCAATCACAAATTGGAACACGCTGCAGCTTCGCTCGCTGATTAAGGACATATCAAAGTTTTACGGAATTGAATTTACAGAGGTCAATAATGTGACCAGCAAGATGGTGTATGAGGCAACGCCACTTGCAAAGAAAGCGCATGGCATCACAGCTGGTGTCTACGCGCCAACATTTGAAGAGTTGATGATGTATTCAGAAACGCTTCAGAATTTTCTTAAGAAATATCCACACATCAAGACGCATGTCGAGACCCTTTATGGTCAAACACGCAGTGCTTCCCGTCATGCTGGCGGTGTGGTTGTCGGCGAGAGATTGAATGAGTGGATGCCTCTTATTAACAGTGGAGGGGTCAGGCAGACCCCATGGAGTGAGGGACAAAATGTTAGACATCTGGAACCAATGGGCTTTATTAAGTTTGATATTCTTGGATTGGCTTCTTTGCGAATGGTTGAAGGTGCTATAGAACGCATCCTTAATAGACACCATGACATCGAGAATCCAACCTTTGACCAAATTAGAGGCTTTTACGATGAACATCTGCATCCGGACAAGATCGACCTAAACAATGCAGAAGTTTGGAAGAATGTATTTCATAAGGGCAAGTGGGCTGGCATATTTCAGTTTACAGAAGCAGGTGCCCAGTCGTTCTGTAAGAATGCGAAGCCTGACAATATCACAGACTTAGCTTCTATCACCAGTATATATCGTCCTGGGCCATTGAGTGCTGGCGTTGATAAAATGTTTATTGGTGCTAAGCAATCACCGGATGAGGTAGAGTATCTTAACGAGACTACTCGTGAAGTGACAGAAGAGACTTATGGCTTCCTTATATTTCAGGAGCAGATTGCTATGCTTGCACACAAGCTAGGTAAAGACCTGTCACTGGACGAGGGCAACAAGCTTAGAAAGCTTTTGACTAAGAAGGGTACCGGCGCCGCAGCAGAAGAGAAGGATAAGATATTCGATAAATTTCTCAAAGGTTGCATCGAAAAGGGTATAGCCTCGCATGATGCGCGAGAACTTTGGAACAAGTTTGAGTACTTTTCTGGATACGGTTTCAATAAGTCTCATGCAGTATCTTATTGCATATTATCTTTTCAGTGTGCTTGGCTACTAAATTACTATCCGACCGAATGGCTCGCAGCATTTTTGGACAAGGAGCCAGAAAAGAGAAAAGAGCGAGCCATTAGTACTGCTAAATCTTTCGGATATAATGTTGAGCCATTGAATGTTAATACGTCAGGTCAGGCTTGGGAAATCAGTGAGGATAACAAGACATTGATACAGCCTTTGACTTCGATAAAGGGTCTCGGCGCTGTAGCCATTCAACAGATTATAGAGCACAGACCGTTCAATACTATCGAGGATTTCCTCTTTCATGAAAAGGTCAGGTATTCAAAGCTAAACAAAAAAGCACTTGACGCTCTTTGTCGAGCCCAAGCACTCAACGACTTAGTGGATGACCGCTTTACTGGACTCAAGCATTTCTGGTCTGCCTGTGTTGTGGACCGCCCCAGAAAGCTCAAAAACCTTGAGGAGAACATCGTAACGTATGCAGGGGAAGGAGATTTCTCGGAAGAAGAAAAGCTAGAATATTTGGTCAATTTGACAGGAGTGTTCCCGATTAACTCAGTAATCAATGACCAGGTAAGAAGCAAGTTGGATGAGCTTTATATTCCACCGATTTCAGAATATGATGCAGATTTGGGCGTTACTTGGTTTATTCCGAGAGAGTGCAAACTAAAGAAATCTAAGAATGGCAAAAACTTTTATGTAGTCAAGGTAATTGACGATAACAACGAAACAAACACTATTCGCTGTTGGGGCGTAGACCCCACGAGAGATGTGGTTCATATCAACCGTCCCTATATGGCTAGATTGAATTACGACCCAAACTGGGGCTTCTCGACATTTAGTGTCAGGAAGATGTTTAAACTATTAGCTTAAGGAGACAACAATGGCTAGATTAACGGGTCTCGCCGCACGAATGATGGCGGAATATTATAAAGAGACAATAAAGAATAAAGGTTATGCCTTCTTCGAGAGCGGAGACTATAATCTCAATATTGTTGGGGTCAGGAGTGATTCCGGCGATGCATCGCGATTTGATGACTTTATCAACTTGATGTACAAGATTGACGGAGAATGGGTGTGTGATGTATATCCAGCTACTACTGAGCCTGGTACAAGGATTTTGACAAAGCCAATCGTAGCAAAAGGTACGGCAATCTTGGTGCCTGACCAGTACAGGGGTGTCTACAAAATCGACACTCACGGCGGCAAGAGGAAGTACACAGCGCTTTGCCAACGCAATGGCAAGGTAAGTGTATGGAGAGATACAAACAAGGACACTAAGCCAGACTATGTGGGTCCTGAGCACGAAGGGTTCTTTGGAATAAACATCCATCGACACTTCGGAGCAGACGAAAGAGAGTACACTGGCGGGGTATCTGCCGGCTGTCAAGTGTTTCAGAGTAGTAAAGATTTTTACGAGTTTATGGATACTTGTAACAAGGGTGCAGATAAGTTTGGAAATAAATTTACCTACACCCTTATTGAGCAACGAGATGTTAGAGCAAAAGGAGTATGCTAACAATGTTTAATGAGAAAGTGAAAGTTTACAGAATAAGAGAGACAGCAAGGGTGCCTGAACGTGCCCACCAGAGTGACGCTGGGATGGACTTGTTCTTCGCCCCGGAAAACGGAGAGAGCGTCACAGTCGAACCAGGACAATCAACGGTTCTCGGAACAGGTCTAAAGATTAGTGTCCCAACAGGGCACATGCTTCAGATTATGAATAAGTCAGGAGTAGCATCAAAAAAGCAACTCGTGACTGGCGCATGCGTTGTTGACAGGGGGTATGACGGAGAGGTTTTCGTAAATCTCCAGAATATCGGACAGCAATCTCAGACCATCGCCCCTGGCACTAAATTGGCTCAAGGAGTATTTATTCCAGTCTCTATGCCGATTATGGTTGAAATTAATGAAGATAAGGTGTATCCTAGACCTACAGAAAGAGGAGCCGGAGCACTAGGCTCAACAGGAGAATAACAATGGGATTAGATCGGAAAATCATGAGAAAGCAGCAGAAGGCTTTCATGAAGGAATTCAAAAAGAGAATGAAGCATTTCAAGAAGCTTGTTGTGTGTTCTTCGTGTGGCACCGCGCCAAAAGAAGGACAAAATATTGATGATTGGAAGATCAATCAGAAAAGCGAAAACTTAGATTTGTTGTGTACGGAGTGCTTCGGCACAGAAGAGGAGTGGCAAGGTGAAGTTTAGACAAACTTACTGTTTCGACGATGTACTCTTGGTGCCAAATAAGAGCGACATTGAAACTAGAGAAGAGGTGAATCTATCGTCAGCAATAGGAGATTGTAGGTTTCGCCTGCCCATCATATCAAGTCCGATGGATACGGTGACAGAAGGCGCAATGATGTATACGATGGCAAAGCTAGGAGGCTTAGGGGTATTACACCGATACAACACCGCGGTACATCAAGCCAGCGTTTTCGCAGATATTAGAATGAAGCTGGAAGAAGAGCAAACAGAGCATTCATCCAAGTTGTCGGTCGCCATCGGAGCGTCCGACGATTATGAAAAGAGGGCCAAGATTTTAGTCGAGAATGGTGTACGGATATTGTGCATCGATGTCGCTCACGGTCACCACACCATGGCAGAAAGAGCAATCAAGACCCTTAAGGATGCCCATGGTGAACGCGTCCTCATCATGGCAGGCAACGTCGCAACGCCAGAAGCTTATAGCAGCCTTTCTGACTGGGGCGCCGACGCGGTGAGAATCGGCATCGGCGGCGGTTCAATTTGCTCCACGAGAATTCAAACCGGCCACGGCATGCCAACATTTCAGTCTGTCTTGGACTGTGCCAGTACCTCCGGAGCGATTATTGTCGCTGATGGGGGAATAAAGACGGCAGGAGATATTGTCAAGGCATTGGCAGCTGGCGCAGACTTTGTTATGCTTGGTTCGATGCTGGCCGGAACAGACGAAGCCCCAGGCGATGTCCTGAGTAACACAGACGGAAAGAAGTACAAAGTCTATCGAGGTATGGCGAGTGTTGAAGCTCAGGTTGCCTGGAGAGGTCAAGCCCGCTCGCTGGAAGGGGTTTCGACAACCATACCTTACAAGGGTAGCGTTGGAGATGTGATGCATAACTTAGAGCAGAATATCAAATCTGGACTATCATACTCAGGAGCCCGCAGCATAAAAGAGCTGCATGCTAAAGCGCGCTTTATTCAACAGTCCTCCGCAGGTCAAATTGAGAGCAGCACACATATTATGTTACGATGACTATAAAGAAGGTCCTTTTTGAAGAAGACGACGAACAACACGCAAGGATGATTATCCGTCTTCGGTATGATAAACTGACGCAAGGCAACTTCTTTAGAGGCTTGGTTAAGCTTTATGTTGATAACGATTTGGACATGGCACGAATAATAGAGAAGATAAAAGTAGAAAGAAGCACGATGGGCAAGCGCAAGCGCGCTAAATCAGTAAAAGAAATAGAACAAGGAGAAAATATGATGGAAGACTTAGGTCTATCTAACAACGAAAAGAATTTTATATATGATTTAATTGAGGAAGATTTTGAAGAATAAAGACAACAAAGAGTGCTCTGAAGAGAATTGTCGATGCTGGATTGATTATCCAGAAGATAACAATTGTATATACGAGGCTATTAGAAAGCACGGCAACATGACTTTAGACGAAACATCGAAAAGACTAGGGATTTCTTTAGTGAGAGTTTCGCAAATAGAGAAGCAGGCATTGAAGAAGCTCTCAAAGAGAATAAAAAAATGAGTTTGTTGCGTATAAGGACTATTTATTTATGTATTTTACACCATTTTTGTATACAAAAGGAGAATTTTTAAATGAGTGATAAGAATCTACTTAACGAAAACACTATTCGTCGTTTCATGAAGCTTGCAAACGTTGGAACCCTCACCAACAACTTCATCGCAGAGAACTACGGAGAGGAAGAGGAATTAGAGGAAATTGCAAATCCAGACGAGCCACATGTTGACGACGGTCCTATCTCTGAGCAAGAAGAAGAGATGGAGATGGACGTTGAGATGGCCGACGCTGAAGAAGAGCCAGAAATGGAAGAAGAACCAGAAATGGAAGAAGAGCCAGAAATGGAAGAAGAGCCAATGGACGAAGCAGACATTAGTTTGACTGAAGAAGAGGCGCAACTTCTTATCGACCTAGGTGACCGTTTGCGCGAAGCCATGGACACCAACGCAGAAGAGGGTGACATGGACATGGAAGAGCCAGAAGACTTGGACCTGGAAGAACCAGAGGATATG